TGGTGTGGTATCAGGACATCACCATGACAGGCCAACGTTCCGAGCAGTACGAGGAAGGCTTTTGGGATGCAGTAGATTTTGTAAGGGAGAAACAAAATGAACGCAAATGAACTAGCTGAAGTATTGGAAGATGTTGGGATGGAGCAAAAGCATTACGACACAATCCAAAAAGCAGCTACTATGCTACGCCAGCAACAAGCTGAAATAGAGTCATTGAAAGACAAATTGTATTTAACCAAACAATCACTTGATATTGTTGATAGTTGGATTGGAAAGGCACAAGAAAAATGAACGCAAATGAACTAGCTGATAAATTAGAAGATAAAGACCGACTTTGGAATGTTGACGAAAAGTTAATGATTAAAACCTGCGCCATGCTACGCCAGCAACAAGCTGAAATCGAGGCGGCAGAACAACAAGTACTAGATGCTTTTGAACGAGGCAAAATGTTTGGTTACGCACAAGGACTAAGAAAGGCACAAGAGAAATGAACTTTATAAACTGGGTATTTGATGGCAGTTTTAAATGGTGGCTACTTGGTGCGGTTATTGTTTATATCATTGCTAGATTTAGTTAAGGAAGAGAAATGAGTCAAACTGAAATGCGTGAAGATTTATGCACTCAAAAGCGTGTAAGTAGGTCAAGAGTTACTTACGATATTAACTATGACCAAGAAGTTATCTATGTTCAAGAAGGTTGGAATGATGGTCAAAAAACTGTTTGGGACAACGAAATTGGGGTTGTGCTGGCAGATGCTTTAACTAAACATGGAAAGGCACAAGAGAAATGAATAATGAACCAGTAGCGTGGATGAATAGACTTGGCAGATTGGAATACGAACAAGGTAATGGCTTTGAAATTCCACTCTACACCCATCCAGCAAAGACACTAACAGATGAGGAAATACTGGAAGTAATTAAAGAAAGAGAAACACCAAGCTATATGAATTTTGCTAGAGCAATACTAAGAAAGGCACAAGAGAAATGAATTGGATATTAGTAATTTACATTTACGCAGGTGTATTAGCTAGTGGTGATAGCGTAGCAATTACAAACATACCTAACTTTTCTACTAAACAAGATTGCGTTCAAGCTGGAAAAGATGCAGAAGGTTTAGTAACAGGAAGCGCAAAGGTTTATAGGTTTGTTTGTTTGAGAAAGGCACAAGAGAAATGACCACCTTCACCACACAAGACCGGCAAGACGCGCAACGCACCCCGTTGACCGAGGAAGCCATTTACAAAATATACGACGAGACATACGACCGAGTAGGCGCTTCAGAGGTGCAACTATACTTCCCAATTGAAATTGCCCGTGCCATCGAGCGAGCCCACGGAATAGGAGAATAGGATGAAAGCGTTTCCAACAGTAAATTGGGTACAACAACATGGACAAGCTCCAAATGATGAGGGTATGGACTTGCGTGATTACTTTGCGGCTAAGGCCATGGAGGCAGACATAACAAATTGGAGCCCAGAAAATGCTAAAGCACAACCAACTCAGTTTTGGGGATACGAAAAGATAGCAGACCGGGCATACACAATGGCCGATGAGATGATGAAAAGACGCGCCCACGGAATAGGAGAATAGTATGATTGAGATTAAAAAAGTTAGAGGTAAAGATGAACTTAAGCCAATTAGAATGTCACAAAGCGAATACAAATATCTTATTAGCAAGGGCGAAGACCCAACAAAATGGCTAAACAGATTAGTAGCACAAACAGCCAAGAAAAGAAAATGGACTTGGTGGTTTGCTAAACAGGCTCAACAATGAGCTTCACCATCTACCAAGCAGACGGCCTCAAAGTCATCCAGTGGTTTCCAAGCGTTGACGACTTATTGAGTTCTATGAGGAAACACCCTAACGATAGGTACCACAGAAATGACTGAAATAGGACTGGCGTTTATAATAGGCTTTATGATTGGCCTTGTCATGCGCCCGAAGGACAAGGATCTAGAGGAGCAAAAGGCGATCTACGACAAGAAGGTAGCGCAGTACGAGATTGATCTGCAGTATTACAAACAACTGTGCCGCTGGCATGTGGAGCAAAAGAATGGCAAAGCATCAGAATAAAAAAGAACAAAAAGAGATGGACAGGTACCTCAAAGAGAAATTTGAAGAAATTTCAAGGGGTCAGGAGTTAATCCCTGTCGTGTTAGACCGAGCGGCGTGGGAGGAAATACAATATTCTATAACACAGGCATTAAAAATAAAGGAAAAGAAATGAGCAAACTAAAAGTAATTGAACCGGCAATCGTAGAAAAATCAGGCAAGGTAGTCAAGGGCAAGCCATCTGACAGCCACGATAACATCATCAAGAAGGAAGGCAAGAAGGCCAAGGGCGCCAAGCATGAGTTTGTGCTCTCCAATCAAGAGATAGCAGACCGCAAGAAGGCAGCCAAAATTGCCAAGGCAGCCGGTGAGGTAAAGAACCCCGGCAAGAAGCTGCACAGCCACGAGCTGCGCAAAGGACTCGGACTAAAAAAATGAAAAAGCACCCACCATTTAAGGTAACGTTTGAAGAGGGCTGCTTTGACGAGCTCGAGGATGATTTGACAGAAGAAGAGATGGAAAAACTAGTCCGTGGAATTTTTGAACTGGCAGAAACCGGGGAAATTTTTGAACACGCCACACCGGTAAGCGAACTACCGGAGGACGAGCAGGCACAGATTATTGACATGCTATCACGTAAAAAACATACGAGGCACTAATGAAAAATTTTAAAAAAGTAGGTGAGTTTGATACAAAGGACATTGCAAAAGAGCTAGAGGTCACCAACTTTTGGAACTGGCTTAACATGCGTAAGGCACCGGGTTTAAACCATAACGTCGTGGATGACATTGTGCTACGCTTTCAAAGAGTAGAGGGGCACTACACACTAATCAACTACTTTGACGGCATGGAGTGTGTAGACTACTTTCCACAGGGCTATCTTCGCAACACCATGAAGGCAGTCAACAATCAGTTTGGTTTGTCTAAGATTGGGCGCGTCGTTGTCGCCAAGCTAAGGCCGTTCTCCACCATCGCCCCGCACATTGACGAGGGTGAGTATACCAAGAACCACGATCGTTTTCATTTTGTGGTCACCACAAACCCCAACGTACGATTTGGTTGTGGTGATGAAGAGGCACACATGGCGGCCGGTGACATCTGGTGGTTTGACAACAAGACACAACACTACGTTACCAACGCAGGAAACACAGACAGGATCCACATCGTTGTGGACATCAGAAAATGAAAAAGAAAAAGTATAACTACTACAAGCTAAACGTCGGATTCTTTCCGGACATTGTTAAGTTATGTTTTGACGACAAGGTATTTCAACAAATCTTAAAGGATCACGATGTTACTCTCAAGGCTAGTGCGCTGGATTGCGGGATTGCGGAGACCCACCTCATCGGAGATGGAAAGGATGCTATCATTATTTTGGTTTTTGATATGTCTCTGGTTAACGATAACCTTTCTGAGCTGGTTGATACAATTACTCACGAAGTTAGTCATGCTGTGGATCATCTGGCCGAGCATATAGGTGAGAGTGATAACTTTGTAAACGAAACCCGCGCCTACCTATCAGGCCACTTAGCCGGACAGATCTTTAAGATCTGCATGCACGAGAAAGAAAAGTATGCTAGAAAAGCAAATAGAAAAATACTTGGTAAGGCGAGTAAAAGAAAACCAGGGCCTGACGTACAAGTGGATCAGCACAGTCTCGGGGGTGCCGGATCGGATAGTATTCCTAAACAACCAAGTACACCTAGTGGAACTGAAAACGGAAACTGGATCCCTGAGCCCAAGACAGATCCTAGTGTTTGATCAAATAGGTGAAGCCGGCTTTCCTGTGCACGTCTTGCGTAACTACGATGACATAGAGGGGTTTTTGAAGGGCGCTTTAGGGGAATAGTTTGCATTATTATATACAGAGAAGGCGAAAAGGTTTGCAAGCCCTGTCTGTGCCGATACACAGTCTAGCCCCTCTAACATCCCCTACTTATCGGAGTATCAAATGAAACGACTCAACCCCGCCACAGGTTTGCCTTTTAAATTTAAAGCTATCAGAAAAGATGGCTATATATTTAGGCAATACGACAAAACAAGAAAAAATAAAGACGGAACATTTGTTGAAATCTGGGCACATCCCGAATATTTTAAAGAATTTCAAAAATCAATAAAACGCGCCGGAAAAAACTGGTATAAAGAAAACAAAACACATAGAAATAATTTGTCAAACAAACACTATGCTGAGAACAAATCTATGTATATAGCAAAATCCGCAAAAAGACGGGCGTCTAAATTGCAAAGAACACCTCGGTGGATAAAAGATGTTTTTATAAAAGAAATAAATATTATATATAAACGCGCAAAACTTATAAAACTTTTTACAGGCGAAGAATGGCACGTAGATCATATAGTTCCACTTCAAGGAAAAAAAGTTAGTGGTTTGCATGTACCTTGGAATTTACAGCTACTCCCAGCATCCGAAAATTTATCAAAAGGAAATGAGTATGCTTAGCAGAGATCAGCTTCATCCGTATCAACTGGCTGTAATAGAAAAGGCCAAGGCAACACCAAACCTTGGTTTATTTATGGAGCCGGGTTTGGGTAAATCAGTTACAGCGTTAACCATTGCGGCTGAACAATTTAAAGGCGCAACATTAGTAGTTGCCCCCAAGCGAGTAGCAGAAACTGTGTGGGATACTGAATGCGCAAAATGGGAGCACCTTTGCCATTTAAAGGTAGTAAAGATAATGGGCTCTGAAAAGCAACGGCTTGCTGCGTTAAAAGAAAAAGCTGATATTTATATCATTAACCTAGAAAATATTGTGTGGTTGACCAACGTTACAGATATGTTAGTGTTTACTAACTTTATTGCCGACGAAAGTTCTCGTTGGAAGTCACCACAAACCAAACGTTTTAAGGCACTTAAGAAGCATTTAAAGGGCTTCTCACGGCGTTTAATCCTCACGGGTACACCTACCCCTCAGGGCATGCAAGATATGTGGTCTCAGACAGGTATATTGGACCTAGGACAGCGTCTAGAGACCAGCCTTACCAAGTTTAGGGACAAGTACATGCTGCCCGATCAAATAAACAGGCACACAAGGGTTGTATATAACTGGAAACTAAAACTGGGAGCAGACATGCAGATCCAAGAAAAGATCTCAGACATCTGCTTTAGCCTAAAAGCCGACGACTACCTGCAGCTGCCAGAGTGCACCTCACTTTATCACAAGATTGAAATCGACAAAAACGTAAGGGCAAAATACGATGAACTTAGAAAAGACATGGTCGTTGACATCAAGAAAGAAAAAATCACAGCTCCGACAGCAGCGGCACTGGCGAACAAACTGCTCCAGTTCACATCAGGAGCGGTCTATAACGAAGAGGGAGAGGCTCAAGAAGTACACCGTTCTAAGGTGGAATACCTTGAGTCGATCATGGAAGAATCTTCAAGCCCCACACTTGTCTTCTACCATTTCAAGCACAGTCTACAGAGGCTTCGGCTCGCTTTCCCGCAGGCCGTGGTGCTGGACGATGACAACATTGAAGCGTGGCGTCGTGGCGAGATTCGTATGCTACTCGCACACCCACAATCAGGGGGCATCGGGCTTAATCTCCAGTGCAACGTTGGAGACACAGCACAGACGGTCTGGTTCGACTTACCATGGAGCTCAGAGAACTACATCCAAGCGAATGCTAGGATCTACCGCCAAGGGCAAGAAAAGCCGGTTATCATACATCACCTGACAGTGTCTAATAGTATCGACGAGCAGGTGGTCAAAGTCTTGGACGGTAAAATAAATATTCAATCTGCCCTGCTAGATGCCCTAAATTTTGCATTAATATAACCATGAGAACAAAAACCAAATACAAGATCAACGCAACCGCACCTAGACTATCAGATGAGGACATTGATCCGATTGAAAAGGATGACCCCCCGTCAGAAGTTAATTCATGGATGACAGAGGGCTGGATGCCCTGGGAGCCAGAAGATCTCGCAGACATCCGGCGGTTGGTTGATGAGTTCTTACCGGCCAAGCAACGATTTATTATGGAGGCATTTTTAGATGGTCTAAACTACAAAGATGTTGGTGTAACAGAAAAATATTGGCGCTACCACTTTGCTGGCGCCATTCAATTTATAAAAGGACAGCTGGGCGTATGAGTCACTTCATTGTAGAGCATAATTATAAGGGTAAGTATGTTATGGAAACGATTTGCGGTGTGGAAGATATTGATGTCAGCCGCTTTGAAGATTTATTGGGAGTCTGGGTGTGCGACAGCATGGAGGAGCTACAGACTATGGAAAATCAAATTAAGGAGCTAAGAGATGCACGATCCAGTAAATCATCCTAAGCACTATACAGAGCACCCAAGCGGCGTCGAGTGCATTCAGATTACCGAGCACATGGACTTTAACCTTGGCAATGCCCTTAAATATATTTGGCGGTGTGACTTAAAGAAGGACGCAGTAGAAGACCTACGAAAGGCGCAGTGGTATATCGGCAGGGAGATAGCCAAGCGCATTAAGATTAACAACGCAGTAGATCCGGAGTGTGGAAAATGAATTTAGAATTAGATGATGATTTTGCAGATGAAATTACTAGAACCAACCTAGCGCAGAGCTATGTCAACGTGTCAAGGATGATGAAAAATGGCAACAACTGGCACGAAGATGACGTCGCCTCATGGGAAAAACTATTACCGGCACTAGAAATAGTTGGCGGCTGGTACAGCGTAGACTTTAAAGCCGACATTAAAAAGGCAAAGAAGGTAAAAAATGAACCCAAAGATTGATTTAGAGTCGGCGATTATGTTAGCGTGGCAGACAAGTGACGACCTTGAACTACTGTTTAAGTACCACGGTGACAACCCAAAACCGATGACAGAGGACGAAGTAAGTAACGCGGTACTAGGTATCAAGGTGTTACATGAAATGCGTATGGAGGCATTACTGGATACCTACTACCGTAAAATGGAATTGAACCAGTACTGCACAGACCCAGAAAAGTTAGCAGCACGACATAATTTGTTTGGCGATATAGATTATTTAAAACCTAAGAAAGGAAGTAAAAAATGACAGAAGAAACTAAAGTAGTAGACAGCACCCTAGATAACGAGATTTTGACATTTCAATTTACAGTGGCGGCAATCAACGGCCTCCTGCAAATTTTAGGTCAGGCCCCGTTTATTGCCTCCGCAGGATTCATTAACGACATTCAGCGACAGGCTGGCCCCCAGGTGGATGAGTTAGTGGCAAAAAAGGAAACAAAAGATGAACCTCAAACAGCTACTGCGTAACGCAGGCATCAGCAACAACATCATCAAGGAGGTCGAGCGCAAGGCTAAACAGACCACCGAGCAGATGGAGCAGGAGCACCAGGAAAAAGCCCTGGCGATGACCAAGATGATGCTAAACGATGCTCTAAGATATCGTAAAGAGCACGGGGCCAATACCCCGCCGTCCAAACCAAAAAAGACGATCATCATCCCAGACTAGGGCGGTTTTAGGCAATAATTTGCATTATTATATATAGGAACGTCGTGAGACGCCCCTATCTACCCTAGCCTTAAAAAAGCTACAGGTTGCCGGACACCTGCATAGAATCCGGCGTTTTTTATACACATCACACACAACATACATAGAAAGTAACAAAATGAATCCATTCGAACTACGTTTTTCCGTATTTAACACAGCAAAAGACCTCATGGTTAAACAGCATGAGGCCAACATGGCGACATGGGAAGTGCTCAACAAGACATCCAAAGAGGCTGTAGAACTCGCTCCAAAGTTCCCAACAATGGAAGAGATCATCGACAAGGCTATTGAAATCAATACTTTTGTAAGTGGTCAGACAACCAAAGAACTGACAGGCTTAGTTAAAAAGATGTCAGGTGTTTCAGTAATATTTTAAGTAGTACTGCTAGGCAAGGTGTGACCGGAGGCATCGGCACTTAATATCACCAGACCCGTAGGTAACCAACTCCAAGATTGGGATTTCCTGCCTAGTTCCAATACGCATGATGATTGGGTTATAAAGATCGGTCACACAGAATGAAGTCGCGCTCTGGGTTCGAAACCAACGTGTACGGCTGTTCAACCCGATTGAGACCAGCAGTTCGCCACTGTAAACAGTCATCAGCCGTATTGGTAAATCGAGGCCACCCGGTGTAACGGGGAATCGTAGGGTTGGATAGGATTGATAAGCCTCAACCCAGCCCGTTACCAATTCTTTACAATAAACAGCGAAAACTTTACAATGGCAACTAAACCCGGACTCTACGCAAACATCCACGCCAAAGAGGCA